ATAAAAAAATGGCAATTTGGTGGATGAGAGAAAAGGAAAAAGAAATGAATATTGAACAATTAAAAGAAACATTAAAAGTAGACGAAGGTGTCGTTTACGAAATTTATAACGATCATTTAGGTTATGCAACTTTTGGTATCGGACATCTAGTTTTAGATTCTGATTCTGAGCATGGTCAAGAAGTTGGAACTCCAGTATCCGAAGAGAGAGTGGATGAATGCTTTGAAAAAGATGTACAAACAGTTATTGAAGACTGTAAAAAATTACATGATGGTTGGGACGGTTATCCTGAAGAGGTAAAACAAATTGTCGCAAATATGATGTTTAATATGGGACTCACGCGCTTGAGTAAATTTAGAAAGCACAATGCAGCGCTGCAATGTGGTGATTGGAAGGAGGCTGCTGTAGAAGGCAGAGATTCAAGATGGTACAAACAAGTGACGAACAGAGCGGAAAGACTTATGTCGAGACTCGAGGCGGTATAACATATTATCATACCGAAGAACCTCAAACAGAGAAAGGTTGGTATTGGTGTCATGAAAAGAAAGGTCTTTTTAGATACACTGATTGGAATTTAACAAAAGAAGAAATGGAGAATAAATATGGCAATTGATGTAATGGGCACAGAAGCAGCCTTAGCACATTTAGCTTCAACAGATTTTGATGCAGCACATTTAGTAAGATGCTATAATACTACTGCAGCAGCTATTGTTGTAACAGTAACAGATGCTAGTGATGTAACTGTAGGTACTTTAAGTATATTACCTAATAGTGTTGAAGTCATTAAAAAGTGGCCACACGAGAAGTTGCAAGCTGCAGCTACTGGTATTTTAGCTGTAAAAATAGCTAAATCGCATTAATAAATGGCTGAAATTTTTGATTTAATATCAGAGGTGGGTTTACCTATCGCCGGTGCAATGGCGAGTGGTGTTTTTATATTTGTAATTATAAAACAACTATTTTCTGGTATTATAGATCAAATAAATACTCTTAAAATATTTACTAAGAGTTTAGAAACACGCGCAAGAACAATGAATAATGAGATTATGAAAATTGATTTGTTAGTTTCAAGCGCATTAGATTTGACGCCACCGATTGACAGAGTGGCACGATCAGAGAATTTTGTAGAAGACGGTAAGATCGACGTCAGACGGGATTAATAATGGATTCATTAAATCCCGCTGTATTAATCGCTGAGTATGGATTTACTACTGTAGCGATTGTTGGATTAGGTTATTTTGTTTACTTTGTATGGCAATTCGTAAACAAAGAATTAGATCCAAAGATTGAAGAAATGCATATGTCTCTTATAAAATTAATTGATCAAATTAGAATGCTAGATCAAGATATGATAAGATTACAAGAAAAAATCAAAGTAGTTTTGGAGTATCGTGAAAGACAGGAATTATTAAAAGAAAATGAAAAAAGAGAAGATAAAAGATAAACTAGAAGTTGCAACTCTAGCTACTTTATTTGTAGTTAGTGTTTTCGCAGTATCACCCAATGTTGCAGCAGCTGATATAGTTCACGAATTTAAAAATCCATCATTTAGTGGAATAGGTACTGGTGCTCATTATTTAACAATTGAGAATCAGGAACATAGCAGAAAGAAAGCGATTAAAGATGCTATGGAAGCTGCACGTAAAGCAGCAGAAAGAGAAGCCGAAAATACAACAATGGCTAAATTTATTCGAAACTTAGAAAGTAGAATCTATTCGCAACTGTCAAAACAGCTAGTTGAATCAATGTTTAGTAACGATGAGGCAGTTAGATTTGGATCATTTGTTTTAGAAGGTAACACAGTTACCTATGAAGTAATTACAAATGCCGATGGCACAGAATATATTAAAATGACTATAGTATTAGACGATGGAACATCGACTGTTATTGAGATTCCAATCGGTTCTGGCAACTTTGGTCAAGATCCAGACGGCGGATAAATGGAAGCTGTACTCGCAATATTACTTATTTTAGGATTCATGAATGAATCATCAACTCCTATGTGGTCAGATAAACCGCAAGAGTGCAAAGAAATAGTATTTGAACCAAGTGATTACGAGAAAGGAGAATCTGATGTTAATTCTTTATTACATAGTTCATCTATCAAAAACGCAAAATCACGATTAGAAAAAACATTAAACCATAGCTATATTTGTGTAGAAGACGCTGAAGCAGTACGATTACCATCATACGTAGAATTATTAAATTTACCTGAAGCAAAAGAAAGACCAATAGTTGCAGTATATGGATTTGCAGATAAAACAGGCCAAAGAAAATCTAGAACAGGAATTGCTGATTTTTCAACCGCGGTTACACAAGGCGGAACTGAAATGATGATTGACGCATTAAAAACCGCAGGTAACGGAACTTGGTTTAGAGTAGTAGAAAGACAAGGTATTGATAATCTAGTAAGAGAACGTCAGATTATCAGAAGCGCAAGACAAGATTTTGCGGGCGAAGGTGGCCCGCAACCATTAAATCCACTATTATTTGCGGGTATGATTATTGAAGGTGGAATTATTGGATATGATACTAATATTCAATCAGGCGGTCGAGGCGCACGATTGCTAGGTATTGGTAAAAGTAAGCGATATCAACAAGATATTGTAACCGTATCAGTTAGAGCTGTTTCAGTTTTAACTGGTGAAGTATTATTGAATGTCCAAGCTAAGAAAACAATTCTTAGTTACGGTGGGAGTGGTGATATTTTTCGATTCGTCGATCAAAGTACTACTTTATTGGAATATGAGGACGGTGTGGGTAATAATGAGTCAGTGACATACTCAGTACGAACAGCTATTGAGGCTGCAGTATTGGAATTAATATACCAAGGCCACGATCGTGGTTATTGGGTAATAGAGGATGGACATCGCCATCCGCACCAGGTCAACGGTGCGAATGAGAAACATCCGTTAACAGAGGAAATAAACGAAAATGAATAAACTATATAGTATAGTCCTAATGGGACTTTTAGTGTCGACATCTTACGTTTTCGCACAAGCCACTGATGATAATGAAATTAAAATCACACAATCTGGTGATACACTAGAATTGTATATAGATCAAATTGGTTTCGGTAATAAAATTGGAGGAGACGATTTTTCAAGCGGCTCAGGTACTTCAATGACTATTACTGGTTCAAGTTTAGATTTTGATTTAGATTTCGCAGGTAATCAAAACATTTTATTCGGTCCTGTTGTATCTGATAGCTCATATTATAAGCTTGATTTTACAGGGGATTCTAATGAAATAGATTGGAATATCGGTTATATTGGTAGTTCTGATAGCTCAAATATAAATTTTGATGTAACTGGAGACAGTAATACATTTGATTTAGATCAGGGTTATACAGTGAGTGCAGAAAGATTAGATGCTGATTTAATATTGGTTGGTAGTTCAAACGTATTTGATTTAGATTTTGAATCTGATGATAATGTTTGGAATTTTGATATTACAGGGGATTCGAATAATATTAACACTTTACAAAATGATGGAGCTCAAAACTTAGAGCTTACATTAATTGGTGACAGTGCAGATATTGATATTAATCAAATCTCAGGTACTTGTGCAACAGGTGCAGGTGTTGCTTGTTCAACACCTAATGCTAATATCGTATTAGACGTAACATCGGATAATGCAATTATTACAATCAATCAAAAAGACAGCGGCAACGACTCTTAGTCTTTTACTCATCAGTGGGGTTGGTTCTGCTAACCCCATTGGCGATGTAAGGGAATCTACAGGCGTAACATCAGTTTTACGCGACAAAGAATCAATACAAACAAAACAAATAGAATTATATGATCAAGCACAAACCGCTAAAGGTAGAATGCTTATTGAATTTTTAGACGAAGCAGAATTACAACTAAAAGAACACTCACTTGTTTTAATAGACGAGATATATTACGATCCAGATCCATCATTATCAAAAATGTCTTTAAAAATGGCAATGGGAACTGCACGTTTTGCATCAGGCAAATTAGGATTAGTTAATAAAGCAAATATAAACATACAAACACCAACTGCTACAATTGCAGTTCGTGGTACAGATTTTACAACAACAATTGATGAGCTTGGACGTTCATTAGTTATACTTTTACCTGATGATAACGGTGATCCATCAGGAGTCATAGAGGTCTCAAACAGCGCGGGTACTGTAACTCTTGATCAAGCTTACGCAGCTACCATGGTTTCTACAACTGATAGCGCACCTACTACACAAACTATCATTAATGGTATTACACCAGCTTTAATTGATAATATGTTTATTGTAAATCCACCGCAAGAAGTAAAAGATGCAATCGAAGAACAATTAAGAGATGAACAAAATGAAGATCAAGGTTTACTTGATATAGACTTTTTAGAATTTAATGAATTAGAAGAAGATGTATTAGAAGAAGATGAATTAGATGAATTTAGTGAACTCGATATCGATGAATTAGACGTAGAGTTTTTATTAGATTTTCTTTCTATTGTCGATTCCTCTGATTTATTTGATACATTAGGAGAATTCGATATTAAAGGTGCAACAAGAGGTTTAAACGATGAATCTCAGTTTAATGTATTTTTAAGAGATGGCAATCTTGTTTTATATAGGAATGTAAATGGAGTTATAGAAATAGAATTTGCAGCAGGAGGTAACTTTACATTAGATACAACAACTCCTGGTTATCAAGGTATTATTACAGGAAACGATGCCGAAGATATTATTGTAATTATTAATCAAAACTAGTATAAATAACATTATGTGGGAAAAAATAAAAAAACAATTTTTTAAATATTGGATATTACCATGGGGAGCATGCTTCTTTTTAGTAATGCCAATATATGCTGATGACAATCAAATATCACTTACTCAAAGTGGTGATAACTTTTCGCTAGTAATAGAACAAGTAGGATATAATAACCAAGTTGGTATGTTAGATTCTGCATCTTATATTAATAATGCTCCATATTTAGATATTCATATTGTTCAATATAATTTTACAGATAACACCAATAAAATTCTATTTGATGAAGTATCAGGTTCAAATAATACATTTAAATTAGGACAAGGTGTTGCTTGGCAAGGAGATGGCTCATACACTTATGATGGTGCAGAGGGTGGTGGACACTATATGGAAATAGATTTATATGGCAATAACAATTCAATAAAATGGCATCAAACAAATCAAAGCGGTGCAACAGATGGTCATGATTTTAATTTTCATCTAGCTGGTGATTGGAACGAGATTAATGGTAGACAACAATCAAGTGGTGTAAAGGAAATGAATCTTACAATTTATAATGATGATAATGATGTAACACTCAGACAAAAAGGTGCAAATACTTCTCATACAGCAAACATTATTCTCGATGGAACCTATGGTACTAATTTAACTCTTATACAATTAGGAACTACAGCACAATCATATTCATTATCACAAGATTGTAATACTGTAGGTGGATGCTCAGTCACAGTTCAACAAGGACAATAATGAAAGAAAAAGTCGCAATGGGGATGACCAAGTTCTTCCGATTTTTTGCTGATATGTTTTTTAGAAAAAGATATGGACATAGAGCAGTAATATTAGAAACAATAGCTGGAGTACCAGGAATGGTAGCAGGTATGTGGATTCATTTGAAAAGTTTAAGACAAATGAAAACTGGTTATGGACCAATGATTAGAGAATTATTAGCTGAGGCAGAAAACGAAAGAATGCATCTCATGTTCTTTATAGAAATTGCTAAACCAAATATGTTTGAAAGGTTATTAATTCTATTAGCACAAGGAATCTTTTGGAATTTTTATTTTATTATGTATGTCTTTTTTCCAAGCACGGCTCACCTAATGGTTCATTATTTTGAGAAAGAAGCAGTAAAATCATATACAGATTATTTAGCAGAAATCAAAAAAGGTAATTTAGAAAACGTACCAGCACCAAAATTAGC